TTTTTAGTTTCACAGCTTGAATCTTTATTATCTACTTCGTATCAAAATGCAGCTCCAATTATTAAATTACCTCAACCATTAAATGGTGTACCAACAATAGGGTAATTTTTTAATTTTAACAAATAAGAAGAGAGGTTCTAAAAAAATAGAGCCTCTTTTTTTTTGCTATCTTTGTAAAAAGAATTAATTATGCCAATAAATGATGTAAGAAATACGGTATTAGCTATAGCAAATAAAAACAACTATGGATATATTTCTCCGCAAGATTTTAATTTGTATGCGCAACAATCTCAAATGGATCTTTTTGAAGATTATTTTTACCAATACAACGCTCAACTTACTAAAGAAAACCAGCGCATGTCTGGTACTGGATACGCAGATATTACAAAAGGATTGTTAGAGGTTATAGATACGTTTTATGTAAATGGGCCTTTATTAAATAATCCTGGAATTATAGGAGCCTCAAGTATAGCTCCAAATTTATATGTACTTCCTTCTGATTATTATTTAATTAATAAAATGTTAGTTTACACAAAAGAACTAGCTGACGGAACTACAACTTCTGTCAACGGAGGATCTACAGCTGTAAATGACTCTACGGCAGATTTTATATCAAGAGGTGTTGTTGCTGGAGATATAGTATCTACGATTACGGGAGGAGTGGTTTATAATACTGTAGTTTCACAGGTAGTAAATGCAACAAGTCTTTTAGTAGCTACAACTCCAGGAGTACAAGTTTGGAACGCATTCCCTAAAACTTATAATATTTATTCAGCCAATAACATACTAGAGGCAGAAAGAGTGGCTCAAAGTAAAATTACTATGTTAAACAATTCTGTTTTAACTAAACCAAATCTTACATACCCTGCATTCACACAGAACGGGGATTTTGCGCAAATTTATCCTAACACAGTTGACGGAATTGGGCAGTTGGTTTCACAGTATATTAGATTTCCTTTTGTTCCTAAATGGACATATGTTGATTTAACAAACGGAGAGCCTGCATTTGATGAAGGAGCCGTAGATTATCAAGATTTTGAATTACCAAATGATGATGAGGTTAATTTAATTATGAAAATACTTCAGTACGCAGGTATGAGTATTAGAGAGATACAAGCAGTTCAGTTTGCAGGAGCCGAAGAACAACAATCAGAACAATCAGAAAAATAGATTATGGCATATATAACACAGTATCAGTATTACGAAAATGGAGGAGTAGACCCTACAGATGCTAATTGGGGGTCATATCAGTATGTATCTTTAGAAGACATTGTTAACAATTTTATGTTAATGTATGCAGGAAACCACAGTCTTGTAAACAACGAAGAACGATTTAAAATATTGTTTCACGCTAAGAGAGCAATTCAAGAATTAAATTATGATGCGTTTAAAGAAATTAAAATTTTAGAATTAGAAGTTTCTGATACATTAAGATTTGTACTACCATCTGATTATGTTAATTGGGTAAGAGTATCTCAGTATAGAGATGGATTAATGTATCCTCTTTCAGAGAACATTCAAACTAATTGGAGTCAAGCTTACTTACAAGACAATAATTACAATATTTTATTTGACCAATATGGAGCAGCTTTAAAGCCTGAGTTCAGTACACTAGATACTGAAAGAATTTTTGGAGGCGCACAATCTATCTATCTTAACCAAGGTTCTGTAATGAACGGAAGAGAAGGATGGAACGTAGATGGCAATTGGTATTTCCAATATGGTATTGGTGCTAGGTTTGGTTTAAATACTGAAACGGCTAATATCAATCCTACCTTTAAGATTAATCCTAAAGGTGGTGTTATTAACTTTAGTTCAGGAATGTCAGGTGAACTATGTGTTTTAGAATATGTTTCTGATGGAATGGAAAATGGGGATGACAGTTCGGTTACTGTAAACAAAATGTTTGAGGAGTTTATTTATGCATACATTGAGTACGCAGTACTTGGCTCTAAAGTTGGAGTTCAAGAATATATTGTAGCTAGGGTTAAGAAAAAGAAAACGGCTCTTTTAAGAAATGCTAAAATCAGAATCAGTAATATACATCCCGGAAGATTATTACAAAATCTTAGAGGCAGAGATAAGTGGATAAAATAAAATATGGCAAATATAACTAGAAACTTTACCGCAGGTAAAATGAACAAAATGGTTGATGAGAGACTCGTTCCAAACGGGGAATACATCGATGCATTAAATGTTAGAATGGGTTCATCAGAAGGCTCTGAAATAGGCGCAATAGAGAACTCTAAAGGTAATACGGTATTAACAGACCTTAGATTTCTAGACCAAAGCTTAAGTAACGGAGCAAGATGTATAGGAGCCTTTGAGGATGGTGCTGAAGAAACATTGTATTGGTTTGTTAATGACCCAAGTTTTACAGGAACAGGTGCGCCTGCAGGTATTGTAGACTTAGTGGTTTCTTTTAATACCAATTTAGAAATACTTACCTATCACGTAATTAGTGTAGGTGACCCTTTAGATGCTACTAAAACAGTATTGAACTTTGACTCACAGTTTTTAATTACAGGAGTTAATAAGGTAGAGGACTTGCTTTTTTGGACAGATAATTATAATCAGCCAAGACAAATAAATGTAACTACAAATTATCCTAATCCTGCTTCAGGTGTTGATGTTTTGTCTGCAGAGTCTTTGCTTGTTATAAAAAAACCACCTATAACTTCACCAACAATAAAACCTATTGCTACTTCTAGTCAAGATAATTTTCTAGAAGATAGAATGATTTCTTTTGCATATAGATATAAGTATGCGGATGGGCAGTATTCAGCTACTTCACAGTTTTCAGGACCTGCGTTTATTCCTAATACATTTAGGTATGACCCAACTACTGCTTTAAATAGCGGTATGTTAAACTCTGCAAATATGTGTGATGTCACATACAATTCAGGTGGACCTTTAGTTATCGGTGTAGATTTATTATTTAAGGATATGAATTCTTCTATAATTAAAGTTATTGAAAAGCTAGATAAAGTAGAGCAGGGTTTATCAGATAACACTAACTACATATACACTTTTACTAATAGTAAAATATTTACAATACTAGCTGATTCTGAAATATTAAGATTAAATGATAACGTACCGTTACTTGCTCAGGCTCAAACTATGATGGGTAACAGAGTTATGTATGGTAATTATTTAGAGGGGTATGATTTAGTTCGTGATAAGGTTAAAACAAAATTAGAGTATGGCTTAACGGTTACTAATAAAATAATTGGTCGTGAGTCAATCGAGGCAGTCTTGGATAGCGGTGATTATACTTGGGATGGTAACGTAAACATTACTGATTCTATCGTGGATATTGACCTAACAGACCAAAATTTAATACAGGGAGCATCACTAAATATTCTTATAAGGTTTGAGCATTCACAATTTACAAGTGGACCGCCAACACCAACAGACACAACTCAAGAAACAACAATAGATTTTACATACATACTTCTACAAGATTTTGCTACTGTTTATGACTTAGCAACATCAACTGATTTCGCAGAAAAAATAGGGGTTGTTGGACAGATACTTGCTCCGCAAGCAGCGTGTGCAGGAACAAGTCTTACGGACTTATTTAACTGTCAGGTTCCAAATGAACTAAGTGGATTCTTTAAATATGAGAGTGGTATAAGTGGAGCAGCACAACCAATTGCAATTTTTGCAAGTCCATCTTCAAATATATTTTCATTGCAGTTACCTGCAGTAAGATATGTTGATGACCTTGTTACTCCTGTCAATAATGTGTTTGAGTATTATGCAATTAATATTGTAGATATTGTTTTTCAAGATATTGGAAACCCGTCTAGCTTACATAGTAACAGAGGGTATGAGATTGGTATAATTTATATGGATGAATTTCTTCGTTCAACAACTGCATTAGTTAGTTTAAATAACACGGCTCACATTCCCTGTTCTGCTTCAAGTACACAGAATAAAATTAATGTAACAATACCAACAACACAGATTGCACCTGAGTGGGCAACTAGATATAAGTTCTGTATAAAAGCTGACAAAGCGGAGTTCAATACTATCTATAGTCAATTCTTTTTTAGAGACCCTGCTTCAGGAGCAGATTACTTTTTACTTGATGGACAAAACTCTCAAAAAATACAAGAGGGTGATGAGATGATTGTAAAAGCTGATACCAATGGTCCTAGACCAAACTGTACTTTTACTACGGTACTAGAAAAGAAAGCACAACTTAAGAACTTTCTCGGTGATGATTTACCTTTAGATGAAGGGGGTAATGAGATACAGATTCCTTCAGGGGTTTATATGAAATTACAGGCAAACAATTTCAGCACAGTAGTTGGAGACAATCCTGTTATTGACTATGGTGAAATAACTGACTCAGGTGGTGGTTGTAGAACTGTTAGATATCCTGTGGATGTTGAAAGTGCAGCAGTACCGGGAACTTATATTGATTATACTATACCTTCAGGCTCAAGAATTTCTATTAGAATATCTAATATTAGAAAGGGAAATGAGAGTGCATTTCTAGGTAACGTACCACGAAAAGAATGGATAGTAGAGTCTGATTTTATTGTGCCTCAAGATTATACAAATTTCAAAGCTTGGTTTGATGGCAATAATATTTCACAAGTTTTAGAAGTACAAGCAAACGATGCAGGTACAGATGTAGACGGACCTAACTACTCAGCAACAACTCAAGACGTAAGTAACAGACCCTGTAACGTAAGTAATGTGTATACCAACTTTGACACAAGTACAGGTAGAACTTGTTTTGGTGTAAAAAGTAGTGAAGGATATAGTGGTGGTAATAAAAAAACTAGGCTAGAGGTTGAAATTGTAGTTGTTCGTGCAAACGGATTATTAGTTTTTGAATCTACACCTGCAGATACAGTACCTGATTTATGGTTTGAGTCATCAGAATCATATAGTATTAATCAGAGTAATGGTGAGCATAGAGGTAATATTCAAAACCAAGTTTTTTCAAGCAACACACCTGCTATTATTCAAACTGCTTTTGAGAACTGTTTTACATTTGGTAACGGAGTTGAGAGTTATAAAATTAATGACTCAATCATAGGTAAAACTATGGTAATGGGTAATCGTGCTACAACAACAAACGCACAGGAGTACGAAGCGGTAGTTAGATTTTCAGACATTACTTATAGTGGTGTGTATAACGAAGAGTCTAACATCAATAAGCTAAACGAATTTAACGCAGGTCTGTTGAACTTTAAGGCTTGCGAGCAATCGTTTGGTCCTATTATGAAAATGCAGGCTAGAGAGACTGATATATTAGTTTTACAAGAAGACAAGATATCTTATGTTTTATCAGGAAAGAATTTACTTTCTGATGCAGGGGGAGGAAGTTCTTTGACATCTGTTCCACAAGTTTTAGGAACTCAGATTGCAAGAATAGAAGAGTATGGTATTAGTCACAATCCTGAAAGTTTTTCTATTTACGGTGCTGAAAAGTTTTTTACAGATGCCAAAAGAGGTGTGGTTGTAAAGTTACTAGGAGCAGGAGGTCAGCAAGATAGGCTAGAAGTTATTTCAAATCAAGGAATGAGACCTTGGTTTAGGGATTTATTTCAAGTTAATTTTACTACTCAAAAGCTAGGTGGTTATGACCCTTATATGAATGAGTATGTTCTATCTAACAATACAATTGAATTACCGGCAGAAGAAATTCCAATACAATGTGGTGTTTCAAAAACAATAAGTGTTACAAATACTAAATCATATACGGAAAACTTTGATGTAGGTAACCTAGTTGGTACTTCTGATATTAATTTTACTGTTAACTCAATATCATCAGGAGCAACTGTTACTATTTCTGCAGTATACAATGGAGTTACTGTAACAACAGGACCTGTAACTTCAGGAGGAACACTTTCTGTAAATAAAAACTTGGTTATAGAGCAAGATTTACAGTTACTAATTACAACTACAGGAACAGTTAATATAACTACTACAGTAAATTGTCCTGTTGGAGATATTATTACTATTAAATTAATCCACTTATCAAGTGCGGTTGAGACAGGTTTACAAATACACGATGAGTATAGATGGGTTGACGGAGCATTTGTTTCGCCTTTACATCAAGAACAAGTTATTTTTGCATCAGGTAATTATCCTGTTGTTTCTTTATTTGAAACTATAGTAGGTCCACAAGGTGGTGGGGTTATACCAACTAACGGTGCGGTTGTAGAAATGTTATCAAACAAGATAAACAATGATACCTTTGACTTTAATATTCTTGAAGATACTTTTCAGTACTTAAGAAGTAATACTCTTTATAATAATAATGCTGCAGATATAGCTTCGTTATTAGCTTTAGTAACTACTGCAACTCCTAACGTTGCTCCTACAAATGGGAACTCTGCATTTAGCGCAGACTTTATTATGCCTAGTAGTGGACAGTATTTATATTTAGTATGGGACACAAGAACTTCTACTGCATTAGATTTATGTTTTGGAACTACTGCAGTTTTAGCGTGTTGTGGTTGTACGGGTTCAACACCTAATAATATTTATGTATTAGAAGACTGTGAGACAGGACTAAATTGGACAGTTGAAGATACTTACGGAGTGTTCTCACTTCAAGATGTTGTTCAATATAAAACAGGACTTGGAGCAAACCAAGGAACTATTATTAATTGTGGGGAGATAATTAGTATTGGAACAACTCCAAACGCTACATTGTTTTCTGCAGTCTCAAGGGTTTGTGGTGATACAGTACATTGTGGAGTTAGTCCAACTAACTGTGTCTTATACACAACATCAACAACAAGTGGTTCAGGAATTACATACACATACACAGATTGTGATGGTATAGCTAGAACCGATTCTGTAGGTGGAGCAAGTGGATATGATTCAAATGATTTCTGTGCTGAAGAGGGCACGGTAGTAGGAGCACCTAATTTAGTAAATTCAGGTGACTGTCCTTTTTAATAAAAACAAAAAACAAAGATGGCAATATTTTATTTAGACGGAACAACATTATTAAACTCGCAAGCAGTTTTTACAGACCAAGGTTTAACAACACCTGCTGCAGATGGATTTTATTCTGATGGCACAATATCACGAGAGCAAGTTAGTGGTCTTTTATTAGCAGCACAGATTTGTGGGAGTTGCGGAGTTGCTTGTGGAGGTACACTTTCGGCAAGTGCAAGTCAGGGTGTTTACTTACTTGATTTGGATGCAGGTGGAACATCTTCTGATACAGGTGCAATTGTAGTTAGATTTAATCCACAAAGTGTACCTGATGGATTTAAAGCTATGTATGGTGGAATTACTTATAATAAATTAAGTTCTCCAATTGATGGATACCACGCTTCTACAGTAGCTACAAACCACACTTATGTTGGTGCTACTGCAAGTGATTGTGGAATATCAGGTTCTACATATACTCTTAATGAGTTTTCATATATTAATGGAACAGGATTTACAGGAACGGGAAACACACAAAGTGTTACAGTTGCAGCAGGTGACGTATCGTTAAGTAGTGCTGCTCCGGGAAATTGTGTTGCGGTTATACCAAAGCCTACTGCAAGTCCTTCAACTGTTAATTTTAGTTTCATTGGTCCTTGTTCAGGAACGGCTTTTAATATTGCAGTTGATTGTCCTGTTAAGCTAACAAGCTTTCAGACAAATACCACTACCTCTGCTGCTTCTACTGAAGCGTGTGGACTTAGTAATAACGGAACATTTTTTAATGTCCCTGTAACAGGTACTGCAGGTAATCCTGCATTACACGATTGGATATTTAGTGACAATAACGGACAGTTTCCTGCAGCCGATGGTTGGTATAGAGTAGGTGGTACATCTACAATTGAAACACAGAATGGAGTTGTTATTAATACAGGAACTTGTACAACTAATTCTTTTTTTATAAGTACAATGAGAACAACTTGTACTGATTTCTGTACAACTAATTACACAATACCTACACAGAAAAGTATGCAAAGTAATAACTCTTATGCTAACATAACTATTGGAGATGAGGTAAGTCTACCTGCTTTATCAGATGGTTTCTATGCTTATGCAGCAACGTCTACTGATACTGCTACAGGTATATTTAGAGTGATGACATTGTCAAATAATATAGTAACATCAATAGCAGAATGCAGCGGTGCAAATTGCGTAATTTTATAAATAAAAATAATGGCACAATCAGAAGTACCAACGACATCAAATTACACGATATCATACGATTCTCTTACTAAAGGGTTTCCATCTTTTTATTCTTATTTTCCTGATTGGATGATTGGTATGAATAATTACTTCTATACGTTTAACGGGGGTAACCTTTACCGTCATAATACCAACGAGACAAGAAACAATTACTACGGTCAAAATTATCCATCTACTTTGCAGACTGTATTTAACGACCAACCTTTAGAAAATAAATTATTTAAAACAATTAATTTAGAAGGAGATGATAGTTGGGGAGCAGTAGTAACAAGTGACCAACAAAACACAGGCTTTATTAATCAAAGTTACTTTGAGTTAAAAGAAGGTTCGTACTATTCTTTTATAAGAAACTCAGGCTCAACACCTGCGTTATTAGACAACTACGCATTGCGTTCGGTTAATGGTTTAGCTACAAGTTCTAGCGTTACTGTTGTAGGTGCGTTAACAACAATAGATTTTTCTGTAACAATTAATATTGGAAACATTATAAGTGTTGGAGATATGGTATATTTTGGAAATCCAAACCCACAATTAGCAGGGCAGGTTACCGCAATAAATCAAAACTTACCTGCAGGAATAAACCAATTAGTAATAAATAATAACGGTGCAACTTTTATACCAACTGTAACACCCACTCCTACTACGGTTCCGCTGCCAAGTCAAACAGAATATATCTTATACATTAAGAACTCTGTAGCAGAGTCTCACGGGATATTAGGTCACTATGGTATAGTTACTTTAACAAACTCAAATACAAGTGCCATTGAACTTTTTGCACTTGAGAGCGAAGTGATGAAATCTTTCCCTTAAAATTAGTATCTTTGTAACTAATATGGATATAGTTGATGCAAAGCTTAGTAATCCGGAATCTGTCCTAGACTATGTAAACCAAAATACAGGTTTATTATGGGAGAGAATTAACGAATTTAAGAAAGCTATAGTTTCAGCTAAGGGGGTTGTTCTACATCACACAGAAGAGATGGAAGAAACATTCCCTTTGAAGCACCATATAAAAGATGGTATTTATACAAGAGAAGTATTTATGCCTAAAGGAATGTTAGTAGTAAGTTACATACACAAGACTAATCATCCTTCTTTTTTTATGAGTGGAGAGATGTCTGTTATAAACGATAAAGGAGAAGCGAACAGAATAAAAGCACCAATGGTTGTTCAGACTGAGATAGGTACACAAAGAATTGCTTACACGCACGAAGATTGTGTATGGGTTTGTACTTACAGAACGGATGCTACCACGGTAGAAGAAGCAGAAAAGGATGTTTACACAGAAGACTTTAAAGAACTTCCCCAATATGTAATACAAAAAAATATAGAAGTATGTCAGGAATAATAGCAGGGGTAGCCGTAAGTGCGATTGGAACAGGATTAAGTTTTGCTCAGGCTGCATCACAACGTAAGTTGTCTGAAGCAGCACAAAGAGAGGCTGATGCAGCAATGGAAAAGGCTAGAGCAAGACTAGATGTAAACTACGCAGAAGCACAATCAATAAAGAAAGAGGGTTACGAATTAGAAAGCGATGCTAACTTAGCAGCCGGAGCACAGGCAATGATTGCTAGTGTGGAGGGAGATGCTAGGGGTGGAGCAGCTACTGCAGGTAGAGTTTTAGCCTCACAAAACCAAGCGCAAGCACAGACTCGTGTTGCGATGGGTGATGAACTTACCAATATTGAAACTTCAATATTAGAAGAAGACTCTAGGCTTAGAGATTTAAACGTATCGTTAGACTTAGAAGAGGTTGCAGGTAACCAACAGAAGGCTGCAGATGCAGAAAGAAAAGCAGCAGCAGCAACCAAGCAAGGTGTTCAGCAAGCGGTGCAAACTGCAGGTGCAGCAGTATCAGCATTTGTTCCTTTATACCAACAAAAAACACAGAAACAAATTGATGCAGTAGGAGGAATGAGTTTAACTCCTGAACAATACGCAAAATTTGGTAATGTAGAAGGTGGTAGTATGGGTGAGGCTGCAGGGAAAGGATTTACTAACCTTGACTTTGATAAGGTAAAAAACTTTAGTCGAAGCGAAATGAGAGGCTTCAAAAAAGACTTATCTGCTGCACAAACGAATATGTTATTTAAGAGTAAGCAATACTTACAAAACTATAATAGTTATCCTAGCTTAAGCCTTGAAGGAAACGAGGGGAACGGGGTACTAATAAACCCTGTAACAGGTAAACCTTGGGGAGAAATATAAACGAATAGATAACTATGGCAACATCATATAAGTACGTTGAAAGACAGGTCGATGACCAAATAAATTGGGCAGAGGTTACAAGTAACTTAGCAAATACATTAAAGGAAGAAGGTCGTGTAAGGCAAGAGAAAAAAGATGCAATAGATAATGCTTCCCGTGAGTATGCTAAGATACTTAACAACGTTCCTGTTGGTGAGAACACAGAGTTAAATAAGTTTGCTTTAAACGCAGCCTCTGATTTGCAGCAGCAAATGCTAATGCAGACTACTCTATTAAAGTCAGGTCAGTTAGACCCAAGGCAGTATACCATTATGAGACAGAACTTAACCGATGGTACTGACCAAGCGTTTAGTTTATTTCAAAATTATAATGCTGAGTACGACAAGAAGATGGCAATGATGGACCCTAACCTTCCTCCTAGTGAGCGTGCTTCGGCAATGCAGACTTGGCAGATGGCAGAGTTAGAGGGATTTGGAAATTTTAAAAACAGTAAGCTAGTTATAAATCCTAACTCAGGACTTATGTCTATGGCTAAGATGGTTCCTGACCCTAATTTTACAGGTGACCCTGCTAACGCTCCAATGGTTCCTGATATGAATAACTTACAAAGTGTTCAGGCTTTAGAGAACAGGCTTAAAGGAACGGTTACTCAGTATGACGTAATGGGTGCTGCAGATACTTACTTAGATTCTTTAGGAGCAGATAAGAGAGCCGTTATAACAGGACTAGGACAGAAGTATACATCAGCAGTAATTAAAACAATTTCAGATGCTACCGCAAAACAAAAAGGTAGTTGGAAGAATATGAACCTAGCCGACTTAACTGCAGAAGCTAAGAGATTAGGTGTAGATGTTGATGACTTAAAAGAGATTACTTTGTTTAGTGAGTCTCAAGATAATTGGGTTAAAGGTCAACTAGGTGTTGGCGGTACGGCAGCAGCCTCAGTACTGTTAGACTATAAGAGTGTAAACCCTATAACAGGAGAACCATACACACAACTACAATGGTCTAAGGCTAATGAATTAAAGGCAAAGAAAGATAGTAATATTATATTAATGAAGAATGTTGATGGGCGAATGGTTCCTGATTTATCAGAAGACCAACAAGCGGAGGCTGAAAGAGTTATGAAGACTCAAATTAATATTGGTTTAGATTACGAAGAAACATTAACTACTCAGAAAACAGGCTTTGAAAAAAGTGCTACGAATGAGAAATCAGATAATGCGAAAAAAGATAACAAAGCGGTTGTAGGTAATATTGCGAAGCTATGGTATGGAGATGATGCTGAGGTTAAAACTGCAGAAGATTATCTTAAATCAACTAACCCTGAAATTGCTGCTATTACAAGAACGGGTGAGGGTGTTGTTATTGAATATACCGCTAAATCCGGACTTCCTGTACAGGAAATTCCGTTTAAACAAAACGGTCAGACCGTAAGTCAAGAACAGTTTGTAGAGGGTAATGCAAATTATTTCTTTAGTAGTGATAATAAAATTAAAAATATTCCTGACTTACTATCTAAAAATAAACTTGACAGTAACAGGAAATTTAATGACCGTTCTAAAGCGTTTACATTTAATGAGTCTGAAACTAAGGAGTCTGAGTCAGATGCGTTTGACAGAATAACATTAGAAGAGGTTACGTCTGCAGGGTTTACACCTGATTTATTTGTGGTAGATAACGAGGACCAAACACTTACTAATGTAGCAGGATTTATTACAGGCTTACCGGGTATGGAAAACTACACAGTTGTTGATGCAGGTGGTACAGATGATGAGATTCACGTTCTAAACGAAGACAATGAAGTAGTAGAGATATTTGAGTTAGATGCTGCTGATAACTACATTCAAGCTGATGATGCTCCTAAATATATAAAACGTTTATTGCAAAGGTCTAGGAACTTACAGGCAGCCGTTGATAAAAAAGGTGACTTCTTGTATAACAAGACACAAGGAAAAAGAATCATCACAAAAAATAAACCCTCAACTCGTTTTATTAAAGGAGCGACACTAGGAGACGAAATTTTCAAATAAAAAAAATAAAATTTAACCGATGGATAAAATTCAAGAACTATACAACTTATATTTAGAGCAAGGTCTTATAACAGAGGCTACAAGTATAGATGATTTTAGAATGGCAAGCGGAGGTCAGCAAGGACAACTGTTTGAATTAGGTAAGTCTAATGGTTTATTT